CTCCTATAGAAGAAGAGGCTGCTTTACCAATAGAACCTACTAAATCTCCACCAGGTTGTGCTATTAAGTTAGCACCAAATTTTGCAAGTTCTAAATATTTTGATTTTCTTGCATCATCGGGATCACCCGCTGCTGCAGCTTCAAACATTTTCATGTAGTCTTGTAAATTTTCTAAATCAGATTGTTGTCCACCACCGTCTGTACCTGTACCGTCTATACCTGTATCATCTATACCACTATCTATTTTTTTATTTTTTCTTTCAAGTTTTTTTTCTTCTATTTCTATTTTATCTTTTTGTTTTTCTTTTAAACTTTGTGCACTAAAAGGAAGACCAAAAAAGTTTGTTTTTTGAACTTCTTCGTCTGTCATTCGACCTTCTCTATCTTCTCCAAATAATGCATCTTTTTGTGATCTAATTTCTTTTCTTGCAGAAAGACCAGGGTTAGCTCCAAAAAGTCTCCCTACTTGATTAATTGGTGTATAGACAGTATCCGCTAAAGCTCCAGGAATTCCATACATTAATCCTTCTCCTATAGGACTTTCAGCAAAATTTTTAAAAGTATATCCTTCAGGTTCAGAACCCTCTTGAAGTCCCATTCTAGGTGTTAGACCTGCATCAGGTTGTCTTGGTGTTATACCAGACATGATACCTGACATTCCTCCACCCATATACTTAGGTCTTATAGTCTTGATACCACCACCCATATACTCTTCTCTTTGAGCCATGCCACCTTTTCTAAACATTGGTCTTGTTAAAGTTCTAGCCATTATCTATTAAATATACTTCCTACTGCACTACCAATTGCAGCAAAAGGATTTTTCCCTGTTAGTCCACCGTAGATACCAGCAAGTCCTGTACCAACTCCAAGAGCTGTTTGTAATGGACTAGCGTTTGGTGTTTGTGTTACTTGTGATGATCCAGGGTATCCTGAAATTAATGATGCAACACCTGAACCATACGTACCTAATCTTTGATAAGGTTCGTACGCTTGTGTTTGTGCTGCTTGTCTTTGTGCATCTAATACTGCTTGTGATTGCGCTTGCTGCACGCCACCCAATCTTCCTAAACCAGCTATTTGTTGTTCTGCTAGATTCTGCATACCACCACCAAGTGTTGATTGTTGTTTAGCAATACCTTGTTGATTTGCAAAATCTTGTTGTCTAGCAGTTTGCGCTTGTTGAAAACCTGATTGTAATAAATTAGCTTGTAGTGCCGCTCGATTCCTGTCGCTATCTGATTGATACTGTGCTTGTAATACACCTTCTCTACCACCACCAAATGCACCGGGTATACCTAATGCTTGATTTGCTTGTACTGCTTTTTGAGCTTGTGCTTGTCTATCAAATTCGGTTAACGCTGTATCAATAACATCTGATTGATAAGGTGACATGTAAGATTGAATTGATCCTGCTCCTGTACCTGCACCTGTTCCAGTTAAACCAGTTGCTGCATCTGCTGCAGTCGTAGCTTTTGTTAAGAATGGTTGAAAAGATCCAAGGCCTGTTGCTGCATCTGTTGCTTGTGTGTAAGCTTGTTGTTGTAAAGCATCTTGCGCTGCAACTTGTGGTGCAAACTTAGTTGTATCAACTGGTAGTGATGTTAACGCTGATATCTGTTTACCGTAGTCTCTACCTAGGTCTTCTATAAATTGTGAGGGTAATGTTCGTGTTACTTGTTCAGCCATTATACTTTTCCACCTTTCATGAATGCTCTACCTAATCCTCTTGTTGCCATTCCACCACCAGCAAATTTTTTTCTTTTGTTTATTTTCTTTATTGTTTCTAGTTGAGATTTTCTTGGATATCCTTTAGGTATTGGAGCCTTTTTATTAGATTTAAGTCTAAATATATCTGGTTTATTTGGGTCTATTTGTTTAACTTTTCTATATTCTCTTCCTTTAATTATTTTTGTATATTGTTTCGTCATTATGCTACCTTACCTTCATTCTGTTTCATTAAATCATACATTCGTTGTGCTCCTTTTTTTATATTACCGTTACCTGCGCCTCTTACTGCATCAGCAGTCATTACGAATTCGTTTTTAGATAACATCGCTGGAACATCATCTGCTTTTTCTTTTACACCAACTGGAACAAAACCACCTTCATCTCTGTAGTCTCTTTCCATAACACCAGCTTGGCTTCTTCTCATGTTACCCATAGGCATATCCATTATACCACCCATTGCAGATAGTTTTCTATTTTTAAAAAAATCTATTACTTCTTGCATATCTTTTGGTGGTCGACCATTACTTAATTCAAAAGTTCTGACAGCGTCTGCTGCTGTAAGATCTTTAGGTATTCCTGCCATTTTCATTTCTTCTTGCATTTTCATTTCTGGTGGTCTGACATCGCCCTCTACTTTAATTGAAGATGCGCCTGCTTCTAAACTTTTAATTCCTTCTTCTGGGCTACCTTCTTGTAAACCAACTCTGCCACCCGCTGCTCCAACAAAGTTTCTAGGTGTTAAGAATCTATAACCTTTAGCAGCCATTTGTGATTCATCTTGTTCACCACTTCTATATGCTGCAATGTCTCTTTGAATTTGATCAAAGCCCATTCCTGCGCCTCGTTCAACATCTGATGCTAAACTTTTTGCTTCTTCTTTTGATGCACCTTTAGACATAAAATAAGATAGTAGTCCAGCTCCTCCTGCTAATTTAGCTGCACTCATTCCACCTATGGCAGCTTTTCCTTTACTTAATAAACCTAATAAACCAGAACCAGAACCATAACCAGCTCCTCCTGCTGCTCTAGCAAAAGCACCCTTACCAGCGAAATTACCTAACAAACCTTTGAAACCAGCACCAATACTTGGTCCTAGCATGCTTGCACCTAAACCTATTAGTGCAGCTTTACCTATTGGACTTTTAACAACTTGTTTAGCAACGTTAGCAACTTTCTTTAACCCTTTACCTACACCTCTAACTATGCTGCCTAAAAAATATCCTTCTCTTGGCATAACGTTTGTTATTCCACCACTTGCACGAAGTTGTCTTCTAATGTGAGCTCTTGTAATCATATTTGTGTTTTAATTAATATATTATTTTGGCAGGGATTTCACCTGAATTTACATTATTATCTGTTTTCCACAGATAAATCAAGACTATGTTATAACTTCTCTTGGCTTAGATTGAAGTGCTGAGAGTATGACATGTAGTCTATTGGCTGTTGCCGCAGTCACTTTTAGTACTTCATTTTGTTGTAATACTAAAGGAGCTGTAAGTAATTCTGTTGTTGCATTTGCAGATATTGCTTTAGTCTTAAAAAGACTAAATACAGCATCTGATGTATCTGTAATAGTAACCGTTATAGTATCAGCATTTCCTGAATCTTCTGATATTAATATTGATTTTACAATAGCAGTTGTTGCATCAGGCACTGTATATAATGTTGTAGCTGATGTGCTAGTTAAATCTGCTTTTTTATTTACGAACGAATTAGCCAAAGAAATAAGCCTCCGCTTCTGCTTCGTCTTTTAAGTCTTGTTGAAAAGTTGTATTTAATTTTTGTACAATACTATCTACATCTCTAACAAATGATTGTTGTACTTGTTGATCGTATTCTTTATTAGGTTGTGTTAATGATTGTACTATTCTAGCCATTATCTTCTCCCGTCCGGTTGATAGTCTAATCTAAATGTACCAAGTTTCCAAAACTGACTAGTACTCGTGTTATCTATTTTTAAAGAAATAGATCTAGCTCTTGCTCGTGTGTCGATCTTTTGTGTACCACTTGTCACTGTAAAAGGACCAAGCGTTGAACTAGCTGCGGTATCATTTGGAAAATCTCTTAAGTTTAATGTTATTCTTGCATCTCCTGTTTGTGATAAAAAGTCAGGTATCACTCTTCTTATTTTCATCATAAACTCACCATCACCTTGTAATCCTTGTTGACCAATGTCAAAATCTCCAGATTCAATTGATGCAGTAATAGCACTTGTTGCACCACCTTTAATTTGATTTAATCCTGTTTCATGTTCATAATATGTTGAAGTTCCATCAGTGTTGCCATAAACATAATTACTATCTGTTGTGGCTGTTGTACCATCATCATCATATTCTGTTGCGTGTGGTTTACCAAATACAGCAGAATCTTGCCACGCGCTTCGAGCAAGAGTTCCTGTAGTCCACACTGGTCTTTGTGGTGTTGAGTCTAAATAATTATAAGCAACCATTCTATTAACTGTTCCTGATCCAGAGTTAGGATAAAACCACATAATCTCACCAAACAAATTATTTAATCCTGCATTAATATGTTGTTTTGGAATTGTATTAATGTCATCAAAAACATGATCCTCAACTAAACACGGTAGAGATTCTAGTTTACCTGTGTATCTAAAGAAACCATTTTCTGACATCCAGTAAGCAGCACCGTCAACTTCAACAGCTGCATTCTTACCTATCAATCCACAGTTAGTACCGACTTGTTGAAACGAGAATGTAAATGGTGGGCCCACAAATCTCATAATAAATAATGCAGTATCTGTCCAAATGTAAATTGCATCACGACCTCTGATTGAACCTACAATTTTTGAACCATCTGAAAGTCTTTGTGTACCTGCAGTATTAGTTGAAGTTGGTGTATACTCATTTATATTTTCTTGAGACGAGAATCTTATAAACATTGGATCTTTTGTTGATTTTGTACCAATAGTTGTTTCTGTTCCAAAAAATATTAAATGTCTATCTGGTGTTGATACTAAACTAAATTCTGATCCAGTTGGTGCACCTGATATAATTGTTGCTCTTGTTTGATTAGCTGCAGTTGGATTTGAATCCCATTCAAAACTTTCTCCGCCTGTTATAGTTGCAACAAGTTTATTACCAAAATTATCTAACGACCATAAACCAGGAGCTGTTACAACGTCTCCAGATGCTGCGGCGTTCCATGCAAAAAAGTTTGATGCATCGGTTACCGTATCGCCTGATGAATGCGCTGCAGCAGTAGTTCCGTTTGCTCCTCTTGTTAAACCAGATAATGTTCCACCACTATTGCCTGTATAAGTAATCAACTCATTATTAATTAAAACTGTTCCCGATGATGGAAATGAAGTTGAACTTGCCATTGTTAAAGAAGTTACACTTGTATTAATTCCTGAAGATAAAGTCGAAGTAAATTCACCTAAAGCAAGACCACCCCATGAACCAAGTCCCCAACCTGTAGAAGCTACCTCTACTGCGGGTCCAACTGGATAATAATGTTTAACACGAATACCTCCAGAAGTAGATGCTCCTGATCCTGATTCATTCGATCCAACATCAATTGTAAGAGTTGTAGTTGAAGGTATAGTTGTTACCATAAATTTATTATCATTAAAATTTGATGAATCAAAATTAGAGTTTGTAATAGAAGTAAGGTTATCTAATAATATAATATCAAATTTATTTATATTGTGAGCCGATGAAAAAGTTAAAGTTACAACTGCTGATCCATTAGTTGTAGAAAAAGCACTAGTTAAAGTTGTTGTAGCTTTAATTGGATGTATGTCATAAAAAATACCACCAGAATATGCATATAAAATTCTGTTCGTGCCAAGCACTGCATATTTAATTCCTGATGTATTAACAAAATGATGAATAGCTGTATTTCTTCCTGTAATATCAACTGATCCTAATTGTGCCCAGCCCCCTATTTTTTCAGGGCTACCATATCTAAATCTAACATTATCTCCACTAACCCATTGGCTCTCGCCGCCCGTTGATGTGACTTGTTTATTAAATCCTGGTGCAAATTTTACTTTTTGTAGCATAATTATCTCTCTATTAAAACCCAACTAGTTGAATCTTCATTCCAATCATATTGTTTTTCTTGACTTGCATCAGATGGATAATCAACTGGTGCTATCCAACGACAAGTATCATTATTTAATGTCCATGAATCATATGGTTTATTTGGTATAAAAGCATCTTTGTCTGCATCATATTTATAACCTTTTCCAGCAAAATTTTTTCTTGTTCCATCTTTATAAGTTTGTTTCCAATTAGAATGACTAAAAAGATTAGTTAAAAAATCTATTCCAGCTTGTTCGTTAGTTGCAACATCATCGTGAACTGATAAAACTGCCACAACAATATTATCATCATTTAATTTTGTAAAACTTGCCATTATGCTGTGTAGCTCCCAGTGCCTGTAAATTTTAAAACTGTAT